ACGGGATCAGGCGGGTCTCGTGGATGAGGTATTCCTGCCGGCCGGGCAGATGTACCCGATAGAACTCGGGCTTGCCGTATTTCGGGTCGGTCGGATCGATGTAGAGTTGGTCGGTCGCGCTGATGTGGCGGATGTCGAGCACCCGCAAATCCTCGATGCTATCGAGCGCGTCGAGGTTCAGCGGCGCTGCCCACTCGCCGCCATCCTTCGCGAGCAATTCGATCGCCGATGCACCGAACAGCCTCGCCCAGCGCAGCGCATCGGCGAAGCGGGTCAGCACCGAGAGGCGGTCGAGTTCATCGGCCATCAGCGCATCGTCATCGCCCTCGATGCTGACCCCGCGCGCGAAGCAGTCATCGGCGGGCCGATCGATGATGGTGGCGGCGATGCCGTTCGAGATGTAGCGCCCTTCCGCTTCGCTGAAGCCGGACTTGTTGGTCCAGAAGCGGGTCATGTTCGAGGTGCCGCGCGGGCTCTGCCAGCCTGCGGTGATGGTGCGATCGATGCCCGGCGTGTTCAGGCCGGACAGCGCATTGGACAGGCTGTCGGCGCGCATCGCGCGGAGCGTCGGGCGGGGTGCGGCGTCAAGCCGCTCGCGCACCTCGGGTTCTACGCGCGGCGTGGCGGTCGAGGGCATTGCATTGAACGGCCACCATGCCATCAGCGATCCCCGTCATTCGGTGGGTTGCGGGCGGCGGGCAGCAGCGCGAGCACGGTGGTCAAGGCGAGCTCACCGACCTCGCGCGCCTGCTGAATGATCCCCGCCTGCGTGCAGGAGCCAAGGGGGATGATCTTGATCATCACCCCGACGATGCAGCCGAATACCGCTGTTGCCTGCTCTGCCGTCAGGGTCAGCAGGATGACGGCGAGAAGCCAGAAGCACGCCCGCTGCATCGAGAACGGCGGGCGCGCCATGCTGGGTTATGCGGTCGCCTCGGCCTCGACGATGTAGAACTGATCGCCGTCGTTCGCTGCCGCGCCCTGCCCGCCGCGGTATTGCAGCACCCGCTCATGCACCCGCTGCCCGACCCACTGATCGATCACCAGCAGGCCGTTCGATTGCCGCGCGAGCAGAATCGCGACGTGCGACGATCCGTCGGTTGCGTTGGCATAGCGCCCCGTTGCATCGAACGTGCCGATGATGGTGCCGATCGGCACCTCCGTTGCATCGCGCACCTTCGCACCGCGCCGCAGCCGCGCTGAATGCGGCACGCCGGCCACTGCCTGGACCAATGCCATGCAGTGGCCGGAGCCGACGATCAAGCCCCGCTTCGCGTGCGGATCAGGGGCGATGAACGCCATCGATCAAACGACGTATCAGCGGCTTGGCATAGTACCCGGGCCGCCAGCCGGTGGGCGCGGCAGCGGTTGCCCCGCCTGCGGCGGGCGACCCGTAGGGGGGAGACCTTGGCCTGGCCGACCTCCTTGACCCGGCAGTCCCTGCCCTGGTGCACCCTCTTCGATGCCGTAACCCGGATCGGTCGGACGCTCGGGACGCACGGGGATCGTCACCACAACGAAGTGGTGATGCAGCTGCCCGCCGTACCACGCATAGCAGCCGAGCACCGCCTTGCCGTGGAGGTGGCCGGGCGGCAGCGGTGGCCAGATGGTGCCGGGTTCCTGCGGCAGACCCTGCCCAGGTTCGCCGCCCTCACCCGGCTCGCCTTCACCCTCGAGCGGGAAGAGCGGCAACTGACCGGCCGAGCCGTCCTCGACGCCATAACCGGGATCGGTCGGACGACCGCCACCAGGGCGCGCAGGCAAATGGCCGGGGCGCCCTTCCCATGGTGGCCGCGGCAGACCCTGACCGGGGCGACCGGGGTAGCCACCGCCAGGACCGCCCTGCGATGGGTAGTCGGGATTGAGGCCGTGATCGGGGCCACCACCGCCTTCGACGCCATAGCCGGGATCGACGGGGCGGCCCCAGGCATCACGGTCGGGTAGGAAATGAACATAAGCGAGCGGCATCACATACTCCTGTTTGCATTGGGTTGAAGCAGGCAGGCTACGATGCGAGCGCCTTCCATCGGTCATAGTTGGAAGCGCCCGACACGCACTCGAGGAAGGCACCGCTCGAGACATCGACGTAGTCGTCATGCGGTGCTTCGGGGAAACCATCCATCTCGGCGAGATAGGCTTCGTTCCAGGGGCCGGCGAGGATGTCGACGTTGCCCGCCTGCCATTGCGCGGCGAGCGGTTCGGCGCGGGTTTGCTTGCTGCCGGTCTCCCGCACCGCCTTGACCCGATATCCCGCGAGGAAGGTGATCATCGATGCCGCCTGATCCTTGCCGGCCTGGCCTGGATCCTGCGGCACCACGACGGTGAGCCCGGTATGGTTCTCTTTGTCCTGTGCCGCGATGTTCTTGATGATCGCGCGGACGTCATGCGCAGCGCGGCGCACGTTGATGCCATGCGCGATGATGAAGCGGCCGTTCTCGCGCCTGCCCATCAGCACCGATGCGGTCGCGGAAGGCGAGGGATTGCGATCGGTCGCGGGGGTTGCCGCGAGGTCCCATCGCCGCACCCAATGCTTCACGTCGGTCGGCAGCACGGCGATGGTCGCGATCGCGGTGCGCGGAAAATACGAGCCAGCGGTCGGTCTGATCTTCCAGTTGCCGTTGAGCAGACGTTCCCGCTCGACCGCCGGCAGCATCATGAGGTTGCCGAGATAGCCGGGGTCGTTGCGCATGAGCGCGGGATTGTCGGCGAGCTTGGCGGCGATGAAGGTCAGCGATTTGATGGTCTCGCGCGGCTGGCCGGTCGCTGCCATCGCAGCGCGCTTGCTGTCGAACCATTCGAGGCTGTCGTTGGCACCGCGCACGAAATAGCGCAGCACGCCCGAGCGTTCGGGGATCGGGTAGCCGGTGTCCTGATCGATCCACCACGCGATCAGATCAGCCACCCATGATCCGGCATCGGCATTGCACGACGCGCGCACGTACGGCCGGATGCCCGAGGTCGAGCGGTTGCGGCTGAGCATGTAGAAGAACTGATGCTTGCTGAAGGTGGTCAGTTCATCGAAGGCGAGGCAGCCGATCTGCGAGCCGTGCCAATCGAGCACGGTATGATCGTATTCGAGATGCGCGAGCTTGACGCTGCCCGCATCCCGCCAGCGCCATGAGAGGATATGCGGCACCGGCAAGCCCGGCACCTTGGCGCGGGGATAGAGCTTCATGCTCTCCGACCACAGCCCGCCAGGACGACGGATATCGGTGGTGTTGCGGCGGAACATGACGCTGTCGAATCCTGCGCGCTTCGATGGCCATCGCATCGCCTCGAGCAAGAGCGACCACGATTTGCCGGAGCCCGCCGCACCGCCGAAGATCGCTATGTTGGCTTCGCTGGTCAGGAAGGCGGTCTGCGGCCCCTCCTGCGGCACGATACGCGGCATACGTTACGGCTCGGTCTGGTCCACCATGGGAGGATCGTCGTCATCGCGCTCGGGGCGGTCGAAGCCGTTGTCGGGCATCATGATGACCCACGGCTCGTTGGCGTCTTCGCTGTTGTCGCTGAGCGCGGTCTGCGCTGCTGCGTAGGGGTTCTCTCGGGGGAAGCGCCACTCGGGACCGCCGCGCATCACCAGCCAGAACTTCGCCGCACCGATGTGGCCGGAGGTTGCTGCCTTCACCACCGCGCCGCTGATATGCGCCTTGATCCGCTCATAGCCGTGCTCGATCTCGTGGCGGAAGGCTTTGTGCAGGGTCTTGCGATCGATGTGCAGCACCTCTGCCATGCAGACCTGCGAGGTGCCGTTGGCGACCAGCACGCTGACCAGCTCGCGTTGCTGCGGTGTTGGCTCGAAGGTCGGTCGGCCGCGCCGGCGCTTCGGTGCGGGGAAATCGCCGCCCATCTTATTTCCCCACCGCTACGGGAGCCTGCGGAACAAAATCGGCGAGCGCTGGCATTGCGACATCGGTGAACACCGCAGCGGGCAGCGGCCGCATGCGCTCGCCCAGCTGTTGCGCGCAATAGATCGGATATGCGCCGTTCTGGCGCGGATCGGCGAGGTAGCGGGTTTCATCGGTGCAGGCTGCGAGATCGAACGCGACCGCCCGCTCAACGCATTTGT